CGCGTCAAACTCTGTTGATATACCAGACACGGACAAAAGCATGGTGGTAACTGGCACTGCCACACGTGAGGGTAGTATAGGAGATGGAGGATCATTTAACACTGCACCCTCTAATATTAATTCAGCTTCATCCGCCGAAAGTTACACTGCTGAAGACTTGATTAGAATGGGTGTGCAGCCTGTTAAACGCCCAGAGGGCGGCTACACTATTCCCGGCATAAAGGGAATTTTTGATTTAAGTATCAGTCCAGATAGGACAATAACTCACACTCTACGTCCGGGAAGTAACAAATAATGGCACAACCTCTAGGCATTTTAGGAACAGAAGTAGAGAAGGCTAAAATAGCAGCCGGGAGTCCTACCTACGCTCCAGAACAACCGTCTGATCTTCCCGCTGGTTATCCTGTAAAGATAGGCAATGTAGACGTACTTGCTGCAGCACGAGAGGATATTGCCAAACAGAAGGGCGAAAACAGAGCCAGTCTTGTAGACCTAGAAAGTAAATTTGATGGTCTTATGCTTCTGCGAGATGACCCAGAATTAAACCAAGAAAAGATTGATCAGTATCTTGCTGCCAATATTCCGGGCGTTACTGAGATTGGCACCGTGCCAATCAATCCAAACATGATAAAGGGTTCTAGGAACGCCGGAGTCGAGTCAACATACTATACAAATTTTATAACGGAAAACGCCGTACCTAAAGGGGCCGAACTACCCGTTGCATTTTCTTCTGCCGACTACAAAGAAGTTCGTCTTCCCCCGGCATTTGCTAACCTTGATCCGATGTTCAAGGATGTTATGAAATCCGCAGTTAGTGATAGTCAAGACGTTGCTCGTATTATTACAAACGTCTTTGAAAGTGGCGAGATACCACTGAAAGGACAAGAAATTCTTCTCAACGAATTTGCTACAGGTAATTTTCAAAAAGAATTCAGCAGAGCAATGCGGAGTTTACCCGGAGATATGGCGAGAGGTTTCCCTGATTTTTCAGCCATGATATACGCTGCAGGTCGTGCATTATGGGATCAAACTGTTGGAGATGCGCCTGAAGAAGATGATATATATGCGTCTTTTAATAAAGCGTATCGTGGGTATTCTCTGAGTTCTCCTCGCCAATTTTACGAGGGTTTACTTAACAAATCTGAAGTATTCGATTCTGCGTACTTGGCGTTTAATCGGCAGTACAAAGAAATGTTCTATGCGGAGTTTGATGACAAAGAAACTGCCGACGACGCATGGTTCACAGCACACGCGGATTGGTTCATTCAAAATCCTAAGCTGGAAAGAGTTGAGGCAGAGGATGGAACAGTATCAACACGGCACGTACAGGATGAAAACGGCGTTTACCAGTACGAAGATTTCAAGCTACCGCAGGAAGCTGTTCGCCAACTATTAGATTTAGCTTTTCTTAAACTACCGGCAACTGAGAAGGGCATAATATATATGTCCAGTATGGCTCCTATGACAGGTACATTTACCGTTGCGGGTTTGCATAAGGGTGGCAGATATTTAGGTATGGTAGAAAGGGGCCGTAAACTTACAACTAAGGATGAAGACGGCAACGATGTATTAGTATACAGCCCAAAATTATCAGACTTTGAAGTGTTTAAGGCTGAACGAAGGAGGGGTATGTTCGGAAAAACAAACTCCGGTTTAGGACTTGTAAACCAGACGTTTTCACAGGCGTGGAATATTGCAACTCTGGGGTTTCTCTCTGGTGGAGCGAAGGGAGCTATGCAACGCCGTAGAACCCTAGACATGCACGTAGAAACTTTGAACAGATATGACTCCGATATATCAACCACCAGAGATGAAGTAAAAGATTTAGAAATCAAAATAAAGGACGGTGTTGATAGTTCGGGCAATAAGTTTGAACCTTCAGAAATTGAAGCTCTCAGGGTCGAATTGACAGGGGCGCAAAATCAACTGAAAGCATTAGAAAATGGTCTGGGAAGATACAAAGTCAAAGTCGGATCATCTCGAAAAATATACAGTGATAATCCGTTTATGCGTCAAGTTATAATGGACGATGCTATTATTGCATCATCGATAGCTTATGGATCGGCCCTACTGAGTGGTTCCTACGATATTGATATTGGACCCGTTGAGATACAGAAGGGTAATCTCATGGACCCCGGAGCAGCAGAAGCACTGACATCCGTTGTCCTTCCCCTGATTGCTCCCTACGGAGTTCGTAAGACAGCAGGTGCGGTTAGAAGCGTTTCTAATTTTGTTACGGGAGGAACAATAGATTCCGCTGTTGATACTATCGACGCTATTGGTAGTACTCTTCACTTGTTTCCAGAGGGCACACTCTTAACCGGAACAGACTCTGAAATTCGTGACGCAATAAAAGCTGGGGGATTAACGCCTACAGATAAAACTGTAAAGGGCGTATTTACGCTACGTAAAATACTAAATGCTATGGACCCCGTATACAGGGAACGAGCGTATCAGTCACTTATTAGGTACAACAGAACTATGACAGGCTTGCGGTCAGAAATGGTTCGCTTAGAGTTGCCAGAAGAAGAGATCAATGAGAACATGACTACTCTGAGTTTGTCTCTCGCGCAGGCAACAGGACTAGCTCCTCTCATTGCGGTACAGCAAAGCACTTTATCCGGAGGCATGAGAGTAAGAGACTTAACAGATGGTAAAAAATTAAATCAAGTTCTTGACAATATGGCCGCGCAAGAAAACGTCATTGCTGGCATGGAATTAAATATAAATAATTTTATAGCAGGGATTGAAAAGTCATCCGGAATAAAAATAAATGACAATAAGCCACTTAGGGACGCCGTCAATCAAGTAAACGGCATGATAGAAGTCCAAAGAAACTCTGTTGCAGCACAAAAAATAGCAATCAAAACCAGCCTAGATAAGCTGTACAGATTTGCTGCTGGAGAGGGTCGAATAGATGAGGACACCGTTGAACGACTTCTTGATATTAACAAGGGACTCGTTCCGGAGGGTGAACTTATAGACAACGTATGGACTATACGTGCGATAACAGACATTCGAACTAGGCTCATGGAAGGATTAGAAGAAACTGCAGAAGCTGTGGTAGCCTTTCACAGCAGCATGTCCAGCAGGGAATTAGAAGTAGAACTCAATGCGCTAGCTGAAGATGCCTTCGATATTATGATGGGTTCACGTCGTGCAAAAGCCTCTCAGCCCTACAGAGACTTGGATGATTTAAAAGATTCGAACGGTGAGCAAATTGTAGTCAATGTAAACGATCTTGTTGGTCGTCTTCGTTCTGTAGTTGACGACTTTGCAGACAAGCCCATATCCTACGCCCTGACGGGTGGAAAGAGGTTTATGTCACAGGGCGGTTTGGAAATGCAACGTACCATGAACAAGGTCGCTCTTCGTGGATTTTTGAATTCGGGAATTCCCAGACAAGAGGTTTCAAACTTACTTAGGGCACGTCGTCAGCAACTATCAGAAAACAACCCAGACTTTGATCCTTCAGACTACACCCTTGCAGACTTGGCATTTGAGATGCAGGCTGAAACCAAAAAGAAAATTGACGCGGGAGAAATAGCAGAGGGCGTTGAGGCTCCAAATTATTTACAGGCAACAGTGTACGAAGCAGAAAAAATTGCTAGGTATTTTCGTAACCAAGCTCGTAGGTTTTCTAGCACTGACTTCGAAGCATCTCAAAGCTTTGAAAAAATAGAACAGGAAATGGACAGTATATTTAAGAAGTACACTCTCGAAGATGGCACATCACTCTTTGAAAAGGTAGATGCGGCAAGAGCCAATTACAGAAAGGTCATGGGGGAACCTACCTCTCCCGGAACGTACGCGGACAATGTGATAAAGAATCGTACGTACTTTGAGGCTCTCAGTGAACAGCCCGCAGGAACGAAGGGCAAATACAAGAAAACATCTGCAGAGGGCGGATCAACTCCCGACTATATATTTAGAGATATGCGAAAACTTATGTCTCGTGTTCTCAACAAAAATCTGTCAGACGCAGAATTTCAAAGTGATGTGTTGCCTGAACTCAGAGCGCAAAGGGATCGACTTCTAGAGTTTTTTGGAGCCGAAACGGGAAGTGGCGGATATGGATTCGATCTTAGCGATCCGGAACAGGCACAGATGGCCAGACTCCTTCAACAACTTTTATCGGCGACAGGTGATGCAGCGTTTAGTGGCAAATTAAGGGACGAATTAACTTCACGAGTGGGAGAGTTTAGTCCGTTTGTTCTTGGTAAGGCAGAAACTGCAAAGCTTGCAGAGGGAGATATGCCATACAATTTTAAATTTGCAGAACGAATCGAAGCCATTGAAAATGAGTTCAAGGTCCCTGTCGTATCCTCTGGCGGATCAACAGGAAACCTTCGCCTTCTTACTTCAGGAAAAACAAAGTCTTTTGCACAGGATTTTGATACGCGGCTTCAGGAGGACGTAGATGCTGTGAAAGCATTCAACGAAGTTAGGGATGAACTTATGAATACTCAGGGTGATCTCCGCATTGCTGCTGAACGCGAAGTTGACATAGAACGTGAGTTACTTGCTCGTGTACAAAAAATGGGGGACATAGCATCAGACCCCATGCAATTCGGAAAGACATACTTTGAAGGCTCCGACCCAGAACGGTTTGAAATTGACGTTCAGGACTTTGTACAGAAAAGTAAGGCAACACAAAATCCCTTGACGGAGGATGAGGTCCGTTCGTTTATGCAGTACATGTATACTCGTTACCTTACTGCAAAGGCAGGTATCAAGTACAAGTACACACCTAGAACTGGTGAAAAACGAGAGGGAGTACCTGAAATATCAGACGTGACAGTCCTAATAAATGAAGTTGCAAGGCCAGAAAACAGGGCTATGATGCAGGCAGTTTTAGGAGAAGACTTAACCCGGTCTATGGAAGATATTGCAGACTGGGCCACCTACGCTACTGGTGATGCCATGTCTATCAGAGGTATGAATTCTGATCAGCTTATGACACTAGAAAGCGCGTTCGCTAGGGCATTTAATATTGCACGGGGCATGGTCAGTGTTCCGTACGTAGCTACAGAAGTATCTGCTCGTATCGCTTTATATAGGAATAGTTCACTAATTAAAATGGCACTATCAGATCGTCAGCTATCAAGCATCATGGCACGAATGCTACGTAAACCTGAAGAGCTAACTCCGGCAGACATCAAGACTTTTGGAATTCGTATGCAGAGATATCTGGCAAAAGAGTTGTATATAACGGGGGGAGAAGTGCCAACAGTAGATCAGATAATTGCATCTATATCTGGGGGCTATGAGCCTTCTGACGAGGGGCGGGAATTACCTGAAACTCCTGACGTTACAATAGCAACACAAAATCCTAATGAAGAACTAATCCAAGAATTGCAAAATCAACAGGAGATAACACAATGAAAACATACACCAATGGCCAACGCAAGGGCATGATGTACGGCGGGGCTGCAAAGCGTAAGCCTATGATGTACGGCGGCATGGCCACCACCAAAAAGAAAACCCGCAAGAAGGCTCAAGCGGGGGGCATGATGACTGCCACACAGGGTCAGCAGAATCAGATGCAGAACACGATGATGCAGGGTCCGAAGATGATGGCAGGCGGCGGAATGACTATGGTCAAGAACAAAGCCGGTAAGATGGTCCCTGACTTTGCTGCAGACGGCAAGGGCAAAAGCTAGATATATCTGGCCGACTTATCTATCGCCTCATCTGACCAAGACTTCAAGTATCTCAACAGGCTTGCTATGGAGTGTGCCCCGTCATACTCCGGCAGGCCGTTGTTGATAACACCCTCGAACTCTTCGGGCCTCACAGATTCGCAGAGCAACTCGACCTTCCCGTTGGTAAGGAGGTTCGCTTCGAACTTAAACAGAGACGCTTTGTTTGACATCAGACAACTCACTAATAGGTAGATTGTAACAATCGGCCTTGAACGTGAAGCCGTTTGCGGGGTCTACGTCGCCCCTCTGGTATTTCGTTGCCTTCGTGTAGAAGTCTTGCTTCGGAATCTTGCCCAGTATCCACGCCTGCGATGAATCGGTCAGGATGCGTACAAACACATAACTGTCGCAATCCTGTTTGGCCCCGTGTGCAGCCACCGAACAATCGTAGTGTGGAAAGGGACGGGTATTGCAGCGTTTCGTTTTCACGTCGATCCGCTCCCCGTCCCTCACCAAATCATAGTCGTAGGTGTTCGACTGGTCTGCACCCATAGCGTCAGCCACGATGATCTCGCCTATCGCACCGACAACATGACTCAAGCTACCTGTGATGCTGCCCTGTAGATTGCCTACAGTGGCAGCTTTCTTTTTGGCACGTGCTATGATCTCAGGAGTTATCTTTACTTGTAGCATCGGTTTCCTCTAGGAATAAAAGAATTGCTGTGGACTCGTCGGTCTTGAACCACTCACCCTTGCGGTCACTGGCATTGTCCTCGAAACGCTTGTGCATTTCAAGTTCTTTTTCGTGCCGATTGTCCGCAGATATACGTGCAAGAATCTCGTAGTCTCTGTGTGGGGATGAAGTCTGATAGCCGTTGAGGCGGTCATCCGCCCTGACTGCCTTGCCGATCTTTATCCACTCAGGCCACGCTGGATTGGTGATGGCATACACCTCACCCTCCTTCGTGCTTTCGATCTTCTCGTGAGACCATGCGTCATCCAGAGATCGGTACTTCCCCGGCTTGTGCAGGGGGTGAAGCTTAGAAACTTCCTTGCCGTTTACGTACATACGCTGAGAGTCCCGCTTCTTCACAGCTTCGGGATTGTCTTTGTAGTACATAGGATTCCCTGTGTAGGGATTAGGCTTGTTTCTCTTGCTCATACTTCTCACGCTTCAACATCCACTCCTCATAGCAGGGATGGTGGGGATGGGGATCGTACTGAACCCATCCGTCACCTCTCTTCCACACGAGGGGTGGCTTTTTCTTTTCCTTCTTAGGCGGCATTCAAGTCTACCACTTCACACACGCCCGCAGTACACGCCAGTTCACGTGATCCGGATGTGTTGTCTTCCTTCTCGTACTCTGACAGTGCAGTCCAGTCGATAATCAGACTGCCCCGCTCCTGCTGCCACTCCAAGTAGTCATCGACTTCGATGTCCTGATAGGGTGCCTGCTGATAGGTGTGATCTGAATGCGGCAGGAAGGACACGCCCGATGCCACGTCGAAGTTCTCATACACCCACGCACCCACGTCCATCCACTCGTCTTCCTTGACTGTGATGGTCACAGACGGCTTGTGTTCACACCAGTGAACAGCATACGTCTTCCACAACTCAAGCTGCTCTATGGCTGTCATCTGTGTCCGTGTGACGGCACCCTCTGGTGACTTCATAGCAAACGAGAAGACAGTCGTCGAGTCCGGCTTCATCACACACGCCTCACTGTACACACCCTGCTCCTTGAGGAACTGTGTCAGGGGGTCCTTGTTGTCTCCGCGCACCGTACGAATGTAGTAGTCATTGTGACGTGCGTGGATACCACTAGCGGCGTCTACGAGTTGAGACACAGTGCCCGATGGCTTGACACAGGTGATGGCAGCGGACTGTGGGATTCCAAGCATCTTTGCATACTTGCGATTCGTCTCTACGGCGACTTGCTTCATCTCTTCGAGCCAACGAGGGGAATCGACGGTCTTCGATAAAATTGAGTGATCCATGATACCAGTCAAGGATACGCCCAAGAGGCGTTCTTCTTCTGTGTTGTCCCGCCATACTTTCCTCAGATATTTGAAATCGGTTAGGGTTGACTGTAGAGTGCCCAAGATTGTAGCGAGGCGCACCTTGCGCTTCAGGGACTCCAGCGTGTCGCTTTCACGCACGACCACCTCTGACAGGTTGCAGAACTGATAGGGACGCAGGATGATCTCAGAGCAGGGGTTCGTGCCCCACATGTGCCCCGTCTCACGGCGTCCATTGCGGGCGACCTGCTTGTCTGCTGCATCACGGTTGAAGATGCCACGCTCACCTGACTTCGAGTCGTAGAGAGCCAGCCACTCGCGCATGAACGTGCCCATCTCCGGCTTGCCCTTGTAGGCTACGGAGTTGTTTGCGAGGGCACGTTGCCCCTCGTTCTCCCACCACGCACCAGACTTGGCATGTGCCATCTGATCGTCGTTGAGGTTCGAGAGGGAGATGAGAGCAGAGCGACGTACGCCCCCAACGACTACGATTTCACCGACCTTGCACATCAGGTCGTGACACTCAATAGGGAAGAGGCGACGACCCTGTGCCTTCTTGAACAGTTCGACTGTGAAGTGGAACAGATCATCTAGGGGTCCGGGGCCAGATGCCCTGCCGCCCATCGTCTTGAGCCGCGCACCGGACGGACGCACAGCGGACAGGTCCCACTGAGGAATCTGTCCAGCGTAGAGCAGCGCAATCAGTTCGCGCAGAGACTTGGCCCACCCCGGCTTGGAGTCACCCACACGTATCACCGTGTCCGTCTCGTGCATAGCGTCACTGATCACGGGCAGCTTGTCCACGTTCTCACGCTCCACAGAGAATCCGACACCCGTGCCGCACATCAGGATGTACATGCACTCGTCGAACGAGCGGGGGCTGTCCACAGGGATGTAGCTACAGTTATAGCCGCAGATGTTGTCCCTTGAGAGAGCAGAGCCTGCTGTCATCATGCCCCGCATAGACGGCATGATCTCCTGTCCGATCACGGCATCGTGAATGTCGAGAAGATCGTCACGGGGTATGTCGAAGCCGTGCTTGTCCTTGACGTGGTTCGCCATGAAGTTTGTATAGCGATACACGGTCTCGTCCCAGTTCTCACGACGCTCCTCGTCATCAAGCCAACGTGCATAGCGTGACTTGTGGATAAACTGTTGGTAGGTTGTTGGTAGCATATTATTCATTGTTATCTTCCTTTGTTGCGATCAATTTGTTTAGGTAGAACTGTGCTTTCTTGAGGTCTTCAATTCCGTTTTTGTATCTGTACCGCCAGAGGTACTTGAGGATGTTTCCCTGTAGGTAGTATTGGAAGCCGTCGCCTGTCGCCGCTGCGATTGCGTCAAGGCATTCGATACCTGCCTGATTGTAGTGTGGCGGGTGATTGACGTTATCGACATCCTTGCTCTTCTCCCCCAAGTAATCCTCGTTGCGTATCTTCATGTATTCGTCGTGTCTCATCTGTTGTCTCCATCACCCTGTATCTTACCAGCAGCCTTGCGAGACTTCAGCTTGTACATATTCATCTCTGCAATCTGCTGCAAAGAAAACCCTAGATCATCTGCGAGGGCAGCGCAATACCAGAGAACGTCACCGATCTCTTTTGCTATCTCTCCCTTGAACCGGGAGTCGTCACGCCCGTCACGGTAGACCTTCTTCACCTTGTCTGCCACCTCGCCTGCCTCACCCGCTAGGCCCAGAGTGGGGTAGGTGATCTTCATGTCCTCTGGGTAGATGGCAAACTCACGAGCCTGCATCTGATAGTTGTTGAGGGTCCAGTTCTCTTTGATCATTGCGTCTTACCAAAATCTATCTTGACTATGTTCGTACCGTCTTCGTGTTTTACGGTGGGGCCGTTATCGTTGTCCACCTCGTCAAGCATCTTCTCCTTGACATTCTCGAAGGCCAGCCGCGCCAAGCCTGCTTCCATCACTCTGTCGAAGTCAGACTCTAGGAGTTCCATCATGCCGTTCGTCACAATCGTACCGGCCTCGTAGAACTCTTCGTCGTCGTCTGTGGTCGTATCGTACGCAGACACTTGGAAGCTTTCCTCGTCGATCTTACGCAGGATAATATACCAGCGGTTAGGCATCAGGGTTGCCTTTTCGAATTCACCCTCATCAATCGTTGTCATCTTTTAGCCACTCCTCTGGGATCGAACCCTCTGCCCACTTGAATCCATTCTTCTCTGCCCACGCACCGTACGTGGTCTTGCTTCCCTTGTAAATCTTATTCCGTGCATTCAGGAAAACAATACGAATATCCAAGTCAGGATGCTGCTCTTTGATCAGAAGCATCTTAACACGGTCACCCTTGTCGAAGTATCCCTTCGCTTCGATGATTATGTTCTGCTTGGTAAGATGAAAGTCTGGTGTGTAGGTGCGGGGCTTGGGCACGTACGTAAGTCGTAGGCTCTCATATTCGTACAAAATTTTTTTGCTACTCAGTTTTTTCGCTATGCCTAACTCGAAGTTAGACCGGAACCCTGCCTTGCGATTGCCGCGCTTCATATCTGCATTCCTATCGACCCCATTCTTTGTATCACGTACCCTGCCACTCTTGGGGAAAGTTTTTCGATTATAGATAGTTCGTTTGTCAAACGATTCAGTGGGACGCATACGTTTGCTCCAGAGTGTGCTACTCTTCCTATCTTCTGCAATTCAGATTCGAGTGTGGTGATGTCACGCTTTTCGGTACCCGAAGACAGCGTACCCAACTCACTGTAGTTGTCGCGCAGTGTGAGGGGGAGACCCCGCTCGTTCATGCGAAGACGAACAAGCTTACGCTCCCCACCACTGCCGCCGTGAGACTCGACATAGACGTGATGCAGTTCCTTGTTCATCTCCATCAGTTCTATCTCGTAGTCTCGTACGAAGATATAGGGCATATCACACCTCCCTTGTCTTCAGCTTGGTGTACCACACCTGTGGCGGCGACTTGGCCTGTGATGTTACACGAGGGTGCAGTTCTGCTTTCGGCCAGCAGTGACTGCGGAAGCCACACAGATTGCATTCCTTTGCCAAGACCTTGTTGCCTGTACGCAGGGTTTCACCCTTGCGGCGGTACGTCTCGAACTCATCGGGGTAGGGTTTGAATTCCTTAACGTCGGGGTCTGTCAGGAATTTGACACGCTCCTCAGCATCCGCCAAATATTTGGCACGGTCCTCATCCTGCCACTCCGGTGCCTCAACCATAGCCACCTCGCCGCTCGACTTGTTGACTACGATCCATCCGCCGAATGGCATACCCGTCGCCGCAGAGTAGAGGAAGCCCTGCATGACGTATCCAAAGGGATCGTCTTCCTTGAGGCCATCGTAGCCACCGAACCCAGTGAACTTGTTCTTGAACGCCCAGTCACTTGCTGACTTGATGTCCCACACCTTCTCTGTGCCGGTCTCGTCACGTATGATTACGTCGAGTGTGCCCTTGATCGTTTGGTCACCCACCTTCAGTTCGACCTGACGTTGTGAATCAACGATGTCCACGCCTGCCTCTCGCATGACAAGCATGAGGATAGCCTCTGTGATGTCACCGAAGATAAATCGAAACAGCGTGTTGTACTGCATCGACTCCTTGATGCCCTTTTTCTCTAGGACTTGCTGGCATAGGGGGCGACCCAAGCCGGACATACGTATGCGATACTCACCTCGCTTTTCAGTGAGTTGCCTGTTTACTGAGTGTCTCGTCTCTTCTACAAACGCAGAAAGACCTGCGGGGGAAGCGCTGGTCTCCCCCCGCAAAGCCTTAGACATGTAGTCCTGAATGTTAAGCAGCGTCAGCATCTTTGAAATCCGCAGCCAGATCGATATCGCTATCGTCTGACATCAGCTTAGATGCTTCCCTGTGCCCATTCATTACGTTTTCGTTGTGACCCTTGACGGTTTCCGCGAAAGTTCCCAACAGTTCCTTATCGTCGTCCGTGATAGCTACAGTGCTATCGAACGTAGGCATCGGCGTCCAGTAGGTCACGCTGCCCTTCTTCTGACGGTTCGTACGCAGCAAGATGCTGGTCTGCGCCATCAGTTTGTTTTGCTTCGTCAGACCCTGAATGAAGTCTGCGATAGGCTTGAACCCTGACCGCTTGAAGTAAGCAATCACCGGCTCGTCGGTCACCTCTACAGGCGTACCATCCGCAGAGTGGAACGTGCCACTGATGCGTCCATAGATAACCTGATTACAGACGACAGCACGAGAAGTCAGGTATCGCACGTCATCCTTGTCGAGTGCATCCTCCTCGTCACGAGTGAGGCGACCACACTTGTTACCACCCTGCGTGTCGGGGAATCCACCGCCAAATGAAGTC